ATATCCTTATAACGGCGCAAGATACTGCAAGTAGGGAGATTGTGCGCCTACAAGCTCAATTAAAAGCACTTAATACTCAGGTCGTAAAAAACACTGCTGCATCAAGTTCTGCTGCTGCTGCCAACAGAAATCTAGCTACAAGCTTTTCTCAAACAAGTGGCGCGGCTAAAACACTATTTACTACCTTGGCTGCTTTCGGTGGTCTTGTTTTATTTGTTGATGCTGTCAGAACCATAGGGCAATTTGAGCAAGCTCTTGCAGGTGTCAATGCAGTAATAGAAACCACCCCTGAACAATTCCAGAGGATAGAAGAAACAGCAAGGTCTTTAGGGGCTACCACTGTGTTCTCTGCTACTGAGGCTGCTGAAGGTCTTCAGTTCTTAGGTAGGGCAGGGTTCGAAGCTGAAGAGGCTATAGGGGCAATTGAGGGGGTTCTGAACCTTGCTGCTGCGGGTAGTCTTGATCTGGCTAGGGCAGCAGACATTGCTTCTAATGTAATCTCTGGTTTTGGTTTAGAGGCTACGGAAGCTGGAAGAGTTGCAGATGTTTTGGCAGCAAGTGCTCAGAATGCAAACACCAATGTTGAGCAGTTGGGTGAAGCGTTTAGTTTGGTTGCTCCAGTTTCTGCTGCATTTGGAATATCAGTAGAGGAAACTGCTGCTGCTCTTGGCATTCTTGGTAATGCAGGTATACAGGCATCCTCTGCGGGTACAGGACTCAGGGCAGTCTTAGCTACTCTGGGTACACCCACCAACAAATTAAACAAACTGCTTGAGCAAGTTGGTCTGACTTTCGATCAGGTTAACCCTGCAACTAATAGTCTTACTGACATTATGGAACTCCTTGCCACTCGTTCTATTGGTGCGGGTGATGCTCTGGAGGTCTTCGGTAGGAGGGGTGCTCCTGCAATCTTGTCTATTGTAAGTCAAGTAACAGATTTGCGGGAACTCAATGATACCATTGATGACTCTGGGGGGACTGCTGCAAGAACAGCAGACATTTTATCAGATACTCTTGTTGGTGCTGTCAAAGAACTCAGGTCTGCTTTCCAAGAATTCCAACTTCAATTAGGGGAGGGTGGGCTTGCAGATACATTGAGAGATATTGTTGATGGGGTAACCGGAGTTATCAGGGTATTCACTGGAAGCTTAGACCCTCTGGATGAGAATGCAGTTTTATACAGAACCCTTGCAACCGTAGTTGAAACAGCAGCACTTGCTCTAGGGGCTTTTGTTACTATCAAGATTGCAGGGTTTCTTGTGGCAGCAGCAACTGCTCTTAATACTTTTGTTAGAGCTTCAGTCATAGCAAGAGCAGCAACTTTTAGTTTGGCAGGTGCTGTCTCTGCTTTGAGAGCAGCAGTACTGCTTGCCCTTGGTCCTGTGGGGTGGATCATTGCTCTGGGTGGGGCATTGCTATTACTTGCGGATAACCAAGCTGAGAAGGCAAATCAGAAGCTCTTAGAGATAGATGCAACTCTGAAGCTGATTGATGCCACTGTTGAAGACTTGACTCTTGGAGAGTTGGAAACGAAAGCAGCAGATGCAGCACAGAATATTAATGATCTTAAAAATAAAGTTTTAGAATTAAATGCAGCAGCAGAAACTGCTCAAGCACAAAATGAATCTGATCTACTGGGCAGTGGTCGCACGTTTGGATTTGATGATGGTAGCGGTGAGATTGACAGGATCAATGCTCAGGCTATAAGAAATCAAGCAGCAAATATTGAAGAGCAAATAGAACTAGCGGAAGCAGGACAGGCAAGGCTCCTTGAAATTTTGGAAAAAGCGAGGGCAGAAGATGTTGCTGATAAGAAAAAGAAAGATGCTGAACTTAAAGCACTAGATCAGAAAAGAATAGCAGCAGAACTTGATGCAGCGGCTGCTGCTGCAAGGCTTAAAGCTGCTCTACTGGATGATGAGTTAGACCTTGCAAAAGAAACCTCTGATGAGATTCTTGCAATAGAACTTTCAAGACTTCAACAAGAACTTGAAGCAGGGACTTTAACCACTGAAGAATTTTATGCAGGTAAGTTGGCAGCAGCACTTACCAATCTTGAGGCTGAAGTTGATATTGAGCAAAGGAAGCAAGCAGAGTTACTGGCACTTCAACGGGATGCAAGACAGGCTTTAGCTGCTGAAGAAACAAGTGTTATCGATTCTACTAGAGGCACTGAACAGGTTGAAATTCAGAGAGCAATCTTTGCATCAAGAAGGGAAGCCCTATTAGCTTCTCAGGCACAAGAGAGGATTGATGTTGAGGGTGCTCTTGCAGAATTAGGGTTAAGGGAAACTCAGCTAAGAGCAGAAAATACTCAAGCTTCTTTGAAAGCAATTGCTGAGCGGGATAAGAAAGCATTGGACCTCCAGAAGAAAGCGGATGATCAAAGGATTAAAGATTTTGAGGAAGCCTTTGAAACTGAGTTAGCACTTATAGAAACTCAAGCTGACAGGGGAAGAGCACAACTTGAAAGACAAAGAGCAACAGGAGATATCACAGGTTTTGAAGCGGATGCGGTAGCAGTTCAAATTGATCAGGAAGAGATTGATGCACTCAATGCTTTGACAGCAGCAACTGCTGAACTCAATGAGGAAGTTGGAAGCTCTATAATCAATGAAAGATTATTGGAAGTGGGGGAGACAGTTGTAGAACTTGCTGCCAAGGTTCCCCCAGAATTAGAGAAGCTGAATCAGTCTATCGATGATAATCTGGTATCTGCTTTTCAATCTGTTATTGATGGGACTCTGAGTGTAGAGGATGCCTTTAAGCAGATGGTGAGGAATGTTCTCCAGCAACTTGCATCCAGTGCTTTAACAAATGCTATCAGTGGATTTGGTGCTTCCCTAACTTCTGCTTTCAGTGCTGGGGCAGGTACAGGTGGGGGTGGAGGTACTGCGGGTGCTTTCGCTAGTATCTTTGCTTCCCTCTTTGGGAGAGGTGGATTAGTCAGGGCTGCTGAAGGTGGGTATATCACAGGCAAGGGTTCTGGTACTTCTGATTCTATCCCCGCAAGGTTATCCAATGGGGAGTATGTGATGCAGTCTAAAGCTGTTTCTCATTACGGACCTAATTTTATGGAAGCCATTAATAGAATGGCATTGTCGAATTCACAGGGATTTAAAAAGTTTGCAATTACGAGACCTCGCAGAGCGAAATTTGCAGAGGGTGGTTTTGTGGATAACACAGGAGGGGAGTCAAGCGCACCTCCTGCACAGAATTCACTGAGGTTGGTGAACGTGGTTGATACAGATCAGACTTCTGATTATCTGGCAAGCTCAGATGGGGAATCGATGATTGTAAACATAATCCGTAGAAACGGATCACAAATTAAACAGCTTATAAGGTAGGGGTAATCATGCCGTATTGGAACGGGCAAGCAAACAATCACAATCACTTGATGAACATCATGCGTGAGTTCCTTGAGGGGTACGCTACTATCACGCTACCTGTAACTTATGCAGGTACTGGTGATGGTCTCATTGAACGAATCGCTTCCCCTCCCCCCGGTGTATCTGAGGTGTGGACTCTGGTTTGTACTCTTGGTGGTGGTGCGGGAGTAGGCACATTCTCAGTCACAGGTTCAGTGTCAGGGCTTCAGGCAAATGTTTGTACTGTGGGGCAGTTCTATGAATCGGATGCGGGGGAAGTTGAGTTTGTAGTTCTGGATGGAGCTATTGATTTTGTGATATCAGATCAGTTTGATATTACGGTAACTCAAAGTTCGTTTGTTACTGCTAGTCAGGAGTGGACAACTCTTCGCTGGAATCCCGGTATTCAAGATGTTGAATCCAGTACTTTCGATTTCCCCAAAAATGCAATTGATGGTAATGGTAATGGAACCTACACATCCAAGTTGGGGGTGAGCACTGGTATTTTTAACATGAAGTTTGAGTATGCCGTGGAGTTTGATCAGTACAAAGTTGGAGCAAGGAATGTTGGCTTCGATGCGACTGAGGCTCCTTTCAATTGGACATTCCAGTATTCCGATGATGGGATTAACTGGATCACTGCGGATACTCAAGCGGGTATTGTTTTCACTATTGGTGAGTTAAAGACTTATGCAATTGGTGGTTCTCCCGGTAGGCACTTATTTTGGAGATTGAATATCACTGCCAACAATGGTGGTACTGATATTGAGTTTTCACAAATCGAAGCGCGGAGAGTTGGTGAAAATTATTCGTCTATAAGTAGATTTGCTGGTAGGTCATTGTTGATGGAAGGGCAAGGCTTGGCAGGGGGAGACAATATTTTTATTGGTG